ACCGTCACCATTCCCCCGGCTTTGATTAGTTTTTTACTTCATCTAACTCTTCATTGAAACCGGACAGATCCAAAACGACATCCCCCAGGGCGGAAAGTTCCCCGGCCAGGAGCACCCGCTTAATCACCTCTTCCTTACCGCTGGCATTGAATTTCTGTATCAAAGCAGAATTTCCCCAGTCAGGGCTTACCGTAGCCAGTGCCAGAAGTCCCACGTTGAACGCCTCTTCATCCAGCCGGCTTATCTCGCGTCCCTTTTCTTTGAGCCGCTGGGTGCAGCGCTCTCTGAGCTTATATACCTCCTTGCCAGTCAGGCCCTTTAATTTAACGGGGATCCCCAGCCGCGAAACAGTAACTGTTTTCTCCGGTATCTCGCTGCCAAGCAAGCGGCTTATGATTTCGTTTTCTGTTAAAACCGTCTTATCCTCTATCATTGTCTGCCTCCTCATATAGCTATAATGGGATCCACGAATTCGGGATCGCTATCAAATACAAACGGCCACTCCTCTTCAACAACCTCCCCGGTTCTCCAATTCGCCAGGTTATTGCTGGTGAACTTTACCTTGCTGACTCGGATCCGCTCGGTTCCGTATGCTTCGGGATCATCCAATTTAGAGATGATCTGAAATTGCGCCGTAGGATTGGCCAGCAAGGCCTGCTGTAACTCGCTGGTCACCTTGTAACCAGAGATAGTGCCAGACCCGCTGACACCCACCAGCTTGTGCTTAGTGCGGCGCCCGCCCGCCAGTTTTAGATCCGTATACTCGTAATCGTCCTTGATTTCACAATGGTTAAAGCTACTCAATTCTCGGCCGTCCAGGAATATAGCGCCGAATGACCCGTTTATTACTCTGGTTTCATCCATCTGGGGCACTTAAACCACCTCCTTAATGCACGATGAACGTGCCGAATATCTGCTCCATAACATCGGTCAATCGGGCATCCCATTTAACAAATACCTGATCCGGTTCCGGGGTCAGGGTAGCCGTAGATCCGTAGTAATTGGGATCTAAGTACACATCCCAGCCGGTATTTTCAATAACCCCGTCCAGGGCCAGGAGCTGCATATATTGTTTGAAAGCCCCTATAAGCGAGTGCCGCCCTTCTGCCGTATTATTGACCTTGCCGATATAATTGGCCTCCGCTGCCGCCTGGAGGTCCGAATTAATGGCGTCCATGACGCGGATAGCCCGAATTTTCTTCCATGACTTATTCTGGCCCTGACGTAAAGTAGTCAGCGAATTCATGCCTCGCAACGGCTTCACGATTTTGCCATCATGATAGAGAATGAGCACCCCCCCGTTTATGGCCGCTTCTTGCTCAGACCGAGTCCAGCGCCGGGTAACATCATCAAAAGGCGTAGGCGCATACGTGGTGGATTCGGAAAGTTTCTGACCGCCTATCAAACCGGCTACATAACAGGCCGCCTGGGCCGAACTGTAGCTAACGCCATCCAGGATAACACCAGTACCCACATTGACGATTCCTTCATAATTAAATCCAGACGACCTGGTCACCGCCAGCGACACGGCATCAACTGCGGTATCATTGGCAGCGGAACCGCCCATTACCCCGATCACGCCCATACCCTCTTCACGCACCCTTTGAACCCAGGCGGTAGCCAGGGTTTGAATGGCACTGTCAATTACGCCGTCCATGGTAACCAAATTAAATGTCTGCGTTTCCAGGGTGGTCAGAAAAGCAGTGTAATCGGCCGCTACTACCCCGGCAATCCCAGAATCACCGCCAGCAAAAGCCTGGCTGGTTACATTGGCCAGGGTGCCGTTGCCGGCCGCCAATTTTGTGGCGGTTACCCATACGTTGCTGGTATCAGCGTTGATCGCTGCCACAGCAGCGTCCACAGTTCCGCTGGTGAAAGTGAAGGTCCGAAGCAAAGTAGTGCCTTCATAGAGCTTGATATCTTTTTTATTACTGTCTACCGGATTTACCTGGACCGTAGCTTTGAAAGCATTACCCCGGGCACCTTTATATTTAGCATCCAGGCGGATAACATTGACCGGTACCCCCGCGGCGTCCTGTAGGGTAGTCGTGGCCAGAGCAGCTTCCGAACTGGCCAGGCGATAAGCCAGAACCTTGCTGGCACCGCCCAGCAGGGCGAAATATAAACTTGTGTACGCAGTGGCGTCACCGCTTTCATCCTGAGTAAAGATGTCAATGATTTGCTGAACACCGGTAATCTCCGTAAACTCCCCAATCGGCCCCCAATGAGCCTTAACCGGAATCGCGACAACGCCCCGGGCCCCAGGCTGAATGGCAGCCAGAGCAGCAGCTTTGAAGTTCATGTATAGTCCGGGTAGTACCGGCATATCGGTCGCGGACCAGTTACCTCCCGCCATTTATATCACCTTCCTTTGACTAAATTCATTGATCAGGTTTTTGACCTCATCAACGCTGTACTCAGTCCTCTTGTCTCCTACTAGAGCGGCCAACAGGACCTCTCTCTTGACACCAAAAAGAGCTTCCGTGCTAGCCAGAAGCTCTTCCCGGGAGTATCTACTTACCTCTTTGCCCCGGCCCTGGACTTGTTCCGGGGCTGTCGGCTTTTTGCTGCTCACATAACCACCTCCACAGCTTTTGTTTGCACCTCCTCAATGAGAGGAGTGTCAACTTTCGGCCTGCTTTCAAGCCTGCTCAGGATAACAGTCGCCTGGGCATTCGCCAATGAATTTGGTTGCGAATCTGCTCGGGGGTCCTCAACGGTTAAATACTTTCTGTTTTCGGAATCCAGTACTATCTTGTTTGCTGATTTCAGGCTGGAAACGATGCCCAAGGCTCCGGTTATCTTTTCATCCGGGGTATTGCCCAGGATATTGGCCGTAAATTTCTTGTGTAGTCGGTAAGCCGCTGCAGTCCCCTCGGTTGTGTAAAGGTTCGACAATGACCAGACAACACACGGCCTGCGACTCTTGGGCCATACAGCTGATACGGTCCAGTTTGAACCTAAAGCAGTAGCTGTCCAATTGACCAAGGCATTGAGCCAGGTATCAGATATGGATCCGGTCACCTTGTAAACGGTGACTCGGAAGCCAAATAAATATCGGTTCGTTTTGTCCCGGTCATAAATTGACGGTATCTCATCAATCTGGGCTACATAATTGTTCGTTCCTATTGTAATAAGGCCGCTGGCAGGGCTGAGAATATAACTTAGCACCCTCCATACTTTCTCGTAACCGACTGAATGGGTTTTGCAACGCACCTGGATATATAGTTCTCGCCACATTTCCGGGGGCTCCTGGGGATCTGTACCCCCGATATCAAATACGGTTATCGCTTCATCAGGTTTATCAGGCTGCGCATCAACAAATATGTTGGTTCCAAAAGCACCTTCGCCTTTCGAAGCAAGGTAATTCCCAATATCAGTGGCTATTACGGTTGTTGCCATACTATCTCAACCCTTCTGGCAATGCCTTTGTAACCTGTCTAGTCACGTATTTTCCTACGGTGTCCAGTTTCATCTTCACAGTCCTGCTCATCCAGGGGTTTCCTTTAGTCCCCGGGTGGCGTACCCGTTTTCTAAATACCATTTCTCCATTTGACATAAAAGCCAGTACTTTAGCCTTGCGTGGTACAATATCATGTGGCTTAGAGCCTTCGTGAACGGATCTCGCATAGGGTGTATTTGCCGATATACTCACGGTCATTCTAGCTCGATGGGGAGTCACTATCTGACTTCGCGCCATAGTAGTTGTTTTTCGGGGTGTATCATCAATAATATCAATGAGTATTCCTTCCGCTGCGTCATTTAACGCCTGAAAGGCTACCCGTTTGACCACCGAATCAAGGTTTCTCCCTGTCGGAAAATTCGCCACACTACCACCTTCTTTAAACGGAGCAAATTCGGTACAATACTTTTCCGTCCAGGCCGGTTGGTTTTTCTACGTCAAGCACGGGCCATGCCTTGCCTTCATACTCCAATACATCGCCCTCTTCTACCTCCTTTTTGCAGAAGACGCGGGCTATGGACTCAACTTCTTCCCCTCGCTTGTTTCTTATTAACCGCTTCTTATCTTCCCAGCGAACCTTGATGGTAACCGGTTCGGCATAGGTAGGCTCATATCCATTGTTTCCAGCAACTTGACTCCAAATAGCCTCTTGGTTGAGCGTGCCCTCTATCATCTTATCCTCACGCTCCTCCCCAGATAGGACCGGAGTAGCTCACGAGCTTCCGGGCAAAGAACCGTGTTTCGGCGGTTAGTAGTTACAGCGCTTTCACTAGCTTGCTCATTTGCAGCCCCAACAGAACCACCCACAACACCAAATACCTGCTGTTTATTCCGGTGTCTTTCGTAATCAGTAAGCCCCAAAAGGAATAAAGCCTGCTCACAGCAGGCACTCGCCACAACCTTTGGGATGCCAGTATCGCAGACGTAACCATCGGCAGCCGGCTCCGGCAGATTCCCAATGTACTCAACCATGCTTAATTGGCTTCCCGGGGGATAACACCGCGGGAATTGTAGGGCTTGGTTAAACACTTTTTTCCTACCGACCAGAGCCAGTCGGTCAATATGCCGCGTTGCCATGATAAGGGCCCGGGCCTGATCGTCAGCAGTAGCATCGTTCCATGCTTCAGAATAAAGGCGTTCATTGAAATATGCCGCTGCATCAGTCAGCGAGATATAGGTGTTAGTCCCAACCGTAAGGGTTACTGCCATCTATATCACCCTTCCTGTTTGCCGTTGGTGGGTGGATTGTTTTCATTGCCATCAGGATTCTGGCTATTTGGAGGTTGCACATTTGAGTCCTCGTTCTCTTCTTCAGGGGGCTGTAAAGCCATCAGAGTTTCCAGCAATGCTTCCTTGTTCATTTTGCTGTAACCCTGGACCTCTTTTTCTTTAGCCAGTTCCCGCAGTTCCGCATAGTTCATGACAGCCAATTCTTTTGGAGGATTATCGGCGCCCTCTCCCCGGCCGTCATTCTGAACTTCATGAAGCTCCCCGACCGGTTCCGCAATCCCTTTTTTCATCCAGCGTCTGGCCGTTGCGTCATCAACATCGAGTTCAGCCCCCACCTTCAGTGGCTTTCCCCAGTTAGTTGGTTTAAGCAGCTTTACTTCCATTCTCTATTCCTCCCTACCAAAGGAAAGGGGCGAGGCCCCTCCCTTATACCAATAGATAGGCGTCAACCACATGCCCATCCAGTGCGCTGTTGAGGTCGATGGTGTTGGATTCGATTGCTGTAGCACTAACCGCAACAGTAGGCTCGGTGCCTTCAAGGGCATTGTTCAAGAAGGTCTTTTTGTACAGCAATGTGTTATGAGCAAGCTTAAACGGCAGACCCAGTTTATCGCCGAATCCAATGGCCACAGTTACACCAGCCCCATCCATAGCCGGGATTTCAACCTTGGTTACCGTCTTAAAGGCTTTATCTCCAGTGACCGAGCCGGCAGTATTGTCGGTAAAGGCGGTCAACTCCTCGGTTATCGCTTCATCCAGGTAGTTGGTGCCGGTAACCTTTACCTTAACGGCTTTGATATTGGCCGCTGTATCACATGCTACAGTAGCAGTTATATTTCTGGGGACAGCCGGATTTGTAAACCCGGTCGTAACAGTAACAGCTGAATCGGCACTGCAGGCGATAGCGGCATGGACACCATCGGTATCAGCTGCTACTGCGTCGGCTGCAGCCACCTGGAAGTGAGCCACATAAGCCCCATCTACCTCGACGCCTTCAACATGAGACTGCATCTTCTGCCCCAGATTGGGGTTAAATGGATAAAATCCACCCATGATTATTCCTCCTTTAGAATTTGAAGACCCTCGTTTTGAAAACAGGGTCTTAACCGTATAGCATCTTTTTATGAACTTGATAGTATATGGTCTGCTTTGTCACTCCGTATCTCTTGGCCAGAGCGCCTAACGATGCTTCGCCTTTTACATAGCTATTTCGGATATCTACAACCTGGCTTATTGTCAATTTTGCATTAGGATTCTTATCCCCATAGAGTCTACTTTCCGGATGAGTATACATCCCATTTTTAGTACCCTTTGCGGTTCGATTCCTAACAATAGAATCTCTTCTATTATCCTTCTGTGTTCCCAGATATAGATGTTCAGGGTTTACGCATGCCGGGTTGTCGCAATGGTGGTTTATCTGCATACCATCTGGAATGTTCTGCTTGTGGAATATTGACCATGAGAAGCGATGGGCACGAACTAATTTCCCTTTATACCGGAATAGTCCGTACCCTTTATAGAATTTACCCGCCTCCCAAAGCCAACAGGTCTCTGTTTTCTTTACCTTGCTCCAAAATCGTTCAATATCGTTATCTGTGGCTTGATGCATGCTGACACCTAAGGAACTAATATTCCAAACGGATACCGGCTGGCTTCAACGGCCTGGAAAGCATTGACCGGGTTCGGCAACTGCCAGCCCAGGCGAAGCACGGCCCGCAGGGCTACCATGTCCTGCTGGGCCAGGTTGTAAACGATAGCGCCAGTGTTGTCCTGAATAACTGCTTCGGTCAACACCTTGTAGGTGATATCCTGACGCATAGCATAGACCAGTTGCTGCCAATCGCCAGAGACTAGCAGGCTCTGGGCCGGGTCGATAGACCCATTTCTCGGGAATATCAAATCCTCGCCGTCCAAAGTATAGCGGGTTTTCTCTTGGACCGAACTATTGAATATCGGTACCCCATTGGCATCGCGCAGGCCCCGGAGTTTGGACTTCATGGTCATTGCTCCTACATGGCCAGTTACACCATAACCATCAGTTTCAACCAAGGCTAAAACCCCGTTCTCGCCCATGATATCATCGTAGATATCTACGCCGGTACCTAAAGCAATAACATTGCCGGCAGCTGTCGCACTAGTTAATAGGGCACTGGGCCAGGTAGTCGGAGCATTTGTACCGTAAAGGACAGCCTGGTCAAAGGCTTTTCCAAATGCTTCACCTATACGCGGCTTTACTTCGCCCCAGATATCGTAATCAGTATCATCCAGGACAGCCTCGGGGATCGGGACTATGACGGCCAGCTCTTCTGCTACGATGGACTTATTCGCCCAAGCAGCTTCAGAAGTCTGTTTTAATCCACCGCCGGTTCCCCCGGCTTCGCCGTTGACGAAATAGGCGGTCATCAGCGCCGCGAGTATAGGAAGGGTTTTCTGTTTTTTGCTCATGTCGGGCAGCTTACGAGCCAGGGCCATGATGGCGCTCTGCTGGGGCATATTCTGAATTATCTCCTTACTAATCTCAGTAGGGATTAGAGCTTCCGCATCAGTGCGGGAAATGATACCGTTATAAGGCATTAGTACTCACCTGTCCTTTCTCGTTGTTATCTTCCGGCCATAGTCCGGATAAAGTCATTCATTCCAATACTCTGCTGGCCGCCTCCACCGCCAGCCGGATTGCTACCCCCGCCTACTGGGGGTTTCCCGCCTTCATTGAATAGATAGGCATCCGATTCCTTTATGGTTTTCAACTGATCATCAAACCCGAAGAGCTTTTCTCCATCAAGCTTGATGTTTTCAGCGTTGAGCAATGCCCGAACTGCCTTAACATTTTTTGCTCCGGCCTGATGAATTGCAAGCTCGATTGCTGAATCAAGCTTTTGTGCAGCCAGTTTGGATTCGAATTCTTGTTGGGTTTTCTGATTGTCACTCTTTAAGGTTTCAATCTGTTTTTGCATTTCCTCGTTACCGGCCGCTTTGGTTTTCAACTCATCGAGTTGCTTATCGCGGTCCTGCATCTGTTTTCTTAGGTCCTTTGATTCCTGCTCTTTTTCATTGAACTTCTGTCTGGGTACATAAGAACCGTCATTTACGACAGCCAATTCCTTGTCGCCCAACTTTTCGCCTATGGCATCCGTATAAAGATCACCTAACAAGCTCTTCAACAATTCTTTTGACATCGGTTCCGACCTCCTTAGTTTTTAGGCTGGTCATCCACCAGCTGGGAGTTATGTTCAGTTAGGCTCCGAACTTTGAAAGTGAGCAATACTTAAAACCCGATTTTACTGGTTTGCTCTGGTTTATTTATTGACAATGCCGCCAATTGACCCGGAGCAATAAAAATAGCCCCATCTGTATCCCGAAACTCTCCTGGAGTATCCGGGGTTGATGAGGCCCATTCTTGCAGTTTGTCAACTTCCTCTTCCGTCATAGTGCCTTGCATCGATTGGCCACATTTCAGCCAAATAATATAGTCTTTCACATTAAGAACTCCCCCTTTTGTAAAA